CCCCAGTCAGGTCAGCCGAGCCCTTGGCAAGGTTCCGCTGGGTAGCACTCTAGCTGGCGCTGGTGCTGGCTTAGACGTAGCAGAAGCCACTCAGCGTCTAAAGAGCGGCGACATCGGCGGTGCTGGCATCTCTGGTATCTCAGCTTTGGGTCAGGCGGCTACGCTGATCCCTCATCCTGTCCCGAGGTTAGGTGGTGCGCTTACGGCTTTGGCGACTATGCCTGCGGACTACATTTACCAAATGATGCGCGAGAACAAAAAACGCAAGGAAAAGGGATTGCCGCCTATAACAACAATTCCCGAAGAAATTGAGTATGACCCAATGGGCAACCCCATAAGATAATTTGCTGCGGTCGTGCAAGCGACCTTGCCCCAGTGGGTGGGCAGTCCCCCGAGCGCCACTCTCTCCCTTCAGCTCGGGGGGATTTTTTAAGGACGCTGAGAATCTAAGCCCTTAGCGACTTCTTTGTTCATGTGCGACACGATCTCTACACATCGTGCATGTTCTGCCTGTGATGCCCGTACAGCCACGACAGCGGCGATCTTATGGGCGAACTCGATGATGTCTACTTCAGGCGGATAGACCCCGTCTTTATTGTTGTTGTCGCAGTAGAAGAAGGTTTGGATGATGTCGTCGTTAGTTAGCATAGTCTTACTCGTATTGATTTTTGTATTGCCAGAAAGATAAGAGGGCGGTAAACATCAGCCAGCCTCTCGCCAGATCTTCTTCTGCCCATTCTTTGACTACCGCTAGATCGGCGTTAGTCCGAGAGACGAAGACGTTTGCACAGCGTGCCTCGGGCATCCCTAGACCTACCCTGTAGGCCGCAAGCTGCATCAGGTGCTCGTCGTAGCCAGCGACTTTAGCGGGATCGTCGAAGTCCTTAGTCTTGATGTCGATCACGATCCCGTCGGTGTGCATATCGACTTTCCCGCCAAAGCCCATCTCGTGGGCAAAGGCACGCTCAGCAATCCACTTTTTAGCCCCGTAGTGGCTTTCTATAGCCTTCGTACAGGTCTGCACATGGATCGGGAACGCTGAAGCCTTCTGACCCTCGTAGAAGCCTTGTATGGCGGCGTGTATCTCTGTGCCCAGATCGGCAGCATCTCGGGCTTGGGCTTTAGAGTCCTGAACCACTCGCTTTAGCCATGCTGATTCGGTCTCCTCTGTACCTCTTGGGAGGGTCAGGGCGGCTAGGATAGCCTGCTCCTGCAGCCAGACGTTTAGCCCCGGCTTAGCCGCGATGTTTAGGATCGTGGTGACTGAGGGGACAAGGTTGCGCTCTCTGGCATCCCGTAAGGTGGTGTTTCTGGGGGTACCGTCTTTCTTCGAGGGGACTGTATACATCGGATCCCCATCTCTGGTGTACCAGTGTCCCGCTTCTGAAGCAATGTGATCTCTTACTATCATTCAAGCAACCTCTTCATTAAGTATTAATCGGTACTGAAATAGCCCTTTTCTGAGGTACTGACGCTCCACCGTGTGGGATCCAAAGCGCGGTTTTCGCAGGTCTCTCAATCTAGCACTTACGCTTGCCTCTGGGCTCTGGGTTGCGTTAGCAAGATCAGGCAGCGTTCTCCATATTCCATCTTTCATCACATCAAGGACGGCATAAAGTTGCCTTGATAATCTTTCTCTGTCTCTGTCGGGATCATAAGTTTCGCCATCGAATCTAAGTTCTTCTTGGGTCATGTTTTCTCCAAAAATTCCTCAATGTCTTCAATCGACATGCCTGTCTTTTTGTAGATCAGAATCTTCATGTCTCCGCTGACACCCATCTTTCTACCTCTGATCTTGCAGATGACCGATGGGCGGACGCTCAGCGCCTTAGACAGGGCCGCATCGTTCTTCAGCCCGTATTCTTTAATCAGAAAATCCAAAAGCGCGTGAGCGTCCATCTCATCCTCAGAAGGGTTCGTTTATGTCGGAAATATCGTCGTCGTAAAAGTCTTGGGGGGTAGCCTTCTTACTCTTCTGCTCCCACTCAGGACTGGCCTGAATCGTCTTCCGCACACCCTCAGATAGCTTATCGAAGACCTGCTGGGGGCTGTTCTCGATACTGTAGATCATCGTATCGTTATGAGCCTCCGGTAGACCTACCTTCTTGATCTGAGCCGGTACTGGGTTGATTGTCTCGATGTTTGTGTACTCTTTCCCATCGTTGCCGACGCTCTTCGTGACGTTCAGCATCGCCCATACGCCGAGCAGCTTCTCAAGGTTAAAACCATTACGTTCGGCCTGAGTGAAGGCAGATCCCCGCCATGACTCTAGGTCTACTGATAGCGTGGCCTTCTCATTGAGAGACAGGGTGTAGCGCTTAGAGATAGACAGCGGTTCTCCCTTATCCGTAAGGAGAGGGTTGCCATCGGCATCTTCAGAGTGAATCTCGAACTGAATCAGAATCTTCCGGTTGAGCTTATCTTTCCCCATGTAGGATGTTTTCTGGGTGCCCAGATCGACAATCCTGAAGCACCGTGCGAGATGCATCCCCGCAGGTACTGGGGTGAATGAGCCTGAACTATTGGACTCGGCTTTCGCTATTAACATGATCTTCCTTTCGCATCTGGGCAGACAAGCCACATTCGTATCGAAGCACTGCCCAGTCTGCTTCGGTGGCAAAACCTGTGTAAGCGCGGTCAAATGCCGCTTCAAGTATCTGTTGACGCTCTTCCATCATCTGCTTGTAGTCATCGTCCACTGTTCTTCTCCTTTAGCTTGGCTTCGATGCCTTGCGCGTATTTCAATGTGTCGAAATAGCAGTTAGTTACGTACTGCTCTGCCATTGCTTCGTATTCCTCATCCGTCAGCCCCTGCCATTCGCGCTGTGGTGGGGCAAAATAAAGCGGAGTACCGCGACGAGAAACATTCAAGTCAACTACGTCACCCATGTCATGCCACCACGCCACCGGCTTTAATTCAATCATGGCGCACCCCTTTCGCGGATCATCATTGCACCGATTACCCCTTGGTTATGCCATTCCCCATGCAGCCATTCTTCGCATATCTGCGCACACGCCTCGCGCTCGGCTGCTGCGACTAAATTGGCAAATAGCTCAAGCTGTCCTTGACTTATGTACCAAACAACTTGAGGCTCAAGTACGCAACTGTTATCCATTTCCCAACCAGCCTCCCGCGCCATGCGGATAATGTCATCTCTCATTCAGAGTCTCCCAAAAGAATGCCAAGAACAATCGCCAAAGCCAAAGCCAAGATACCGGCACCAATCATCAGTAGCCCGACGACCATCATAGTTATTTAACAACTACCAGCAAGAACACCATGATGCCGACGACTGATGCGTAGATCATGTTCTTGATCTTCTCTCGGCGTAGGGTGACATCGTCTGTCAGCAAGGATTCCTGCAGCAGCTCCATGTCGTGGCTGTACTCCATGTTCGAGGGCGGCACATAAAATTTGCCAATCTCAATGCCAGTGCGAGTGCGGTAAGGGGTGATCGTTGGTTTGTTCATTGTGTAATCTCCTATCAACTAAGTGAACTCTACATCATTTAATTCCAAGTTACAATACGCTTGTACAAAAAAACTAGTCATGGTTTAATCTGGCATTAACGGAGGACAACATGACGTTGCAAGAATATTTCTTAAACCAGCCTCGCGGAACGAAAGTCGCAATGGCGCGAGGACTGGGGATTACTAAGAACTGGCTGAGCCAGCTTCTGAACGGCAGCAAAGTACCAAGCCCCGCTCTGGCGGTGGCTATCCACAAATATACCAAGGGCGCGGTCAGCAAAAAGGATTTGCGCTCGGACATTTTTGGGTAGTATGATCATCGGGAACAGCTAGGGTAGCTCCTGAAAAGCCGACTTCTCACCGGCCTGCTGCGTCCCACCTATTACAGTGAGAGAGACGAGGATGACATCCTCTGAGAAAGGCGAACATGCACTATTACCAATTCCATATTGGCGACTACCGAGCCGCCACTTCTCATTTAAGCAACGAAGAAGACCTAGCTTATCGCAGGCTTCTGGACATGTATTACGACACCGAAGCTCCAATACCCACCGATATTGATTGGGTTTGCCGTCGGTTACGTCTGGGTTCCGAAGTGGTTACATCAGTGCTCAAAGATATGTTTGAGCTTATCGAAAATGGCTACGTCAATCGACGCGCTGACAGCGAAATTAAGGCTTATCACGCCTACAAGCTGAAACAGCAGACCAATGGAAAGCGTGGTGGTAGGCCGAAGAAAACCCAAGCCAAACCCACCGCTAACCCAGAGGAAACCCAACAGGAACCCAAAAAAAGCCTAACCACTAACCATAAACCAACAACCAATAACCAAGAAATAAAACCCCCCATACCCCCCAAGGGGGGCAACCCAGCGATCAGTCTGGCAACCTACTTAGAAAATTGCAAACAAGAAGGTCGTAAGCCAATACCTGAAAACAGCATAGTCTTTGACTACGCCAAGAAGGTTGGCCTACCGAATGACTTTCTAAAGTTGCAATGGCTTGAATTCAAGGCGAGGTATTCCCTGCCAAACTCAAAACGCTACAGGCGCTGGGATACGGTTTTCTACAAATCCGTTCAGGGGAACTGGTTCAAACTTTGGTTTGCCGACAAAGATGAGTACGTCCTGACGACTGTTGGTCAGCAGGCTAAAAAAGCAAATCGGGAGGCAGCATGAGACTTGTTGACATGCCTTTGATGTTCTCGATGCAGGCTGAGCAGTCAGTGCTTGGTTGCCTGCTGAACTCAAACTCTGCGCTGGACAAAATTACCGATTTGAAAACTGACGACTTTTATCATGCGGATCACCGCAAGATTTTCGATGAGATCGTAAAGCAGATCAATGCTGGCAAGGTTTGTGACGTTATTACGGCTTATGACGGCCTTGGAGACGCGATTGACGATGCGTTGGTATACCTAAACCTCTTAGCTGTTTCGACGCCTTCAGCGGCCTCTGTACGCGCCCACGCGAATATCGTTATTGAATTCGCAAGAAAGCGCAAACTGACTGCGATATGCCGAGAGGCGATTGACGAGGTTCCGGTGAAGCCGGTGCCTGAGATCTCGAACCATGTGGCGAACGAGCTGGAGCGGTTGGCTCAGGGTGCTACCGGCAAAGACCCGAAGAAGCTATCAGACTCGCTGACCAACTATGTCGAGCTGCTGCAGGCGCGAGTAGACGGTTCGATCAAGCCGATCAGCACTGGGTTCCTCGACCTTGACCTGCGGCTGGACGGTGGGTTTGAGCGTGGCACGTTGAACGTACTGGCTGCGCGGCCTTCGATGGGTAAGACGGCTTTCGGATTGGCGCTGGCTCGAAATGTTGCCGAATGGGGCGGCGTTGGGTTCCTGTCGATGGAGATGCCTGCCTCGCAGGTCAACGACCGGAACGTGGCAGCGATGGCTCAAGTACCGATCTCTTGGTTGCGTAAACCTAACGATACCGACGAAGAGAACTGGACTCGGTTGACTGCCGCCTTTGCAAAAGCCGACGAGATGAAACTGTGGATAGATGACGAGACGGGTCTAAACATTTCCGCAATCCGCTCGAAGGCCAGATACATCAAGCGCCGGTCGGGTCTCGATTTGCTAGTGATCGATCAGCTCTCGTTCATCACGGGCAGTAATGCTGAGAACAAATCCTACGAGATCGGCGAGTACACCCGAGGGCTGTTAGCGTTGGCAAAAGAGCTCGACTGCGTGGTCTTGCTACTGGCTCAGCTCAACCGTGAGTGTGAGAAGCGCAACAACAAGCGTCCTATGCTGTCCGACCTTTCATCCTCTGGATCGATTGAGCAAGATGCTTCGACGGTCATCATGCTGTACCGCGATGAGATTTATAACCCTGACACGCCGGACAAGGGCATCTGCGAAGTCATCACGGTGAAGCAGCGCCAAGGTGAGCCGGGGGTCACGCCGTTGACTTACATCGGAAATCAAACTAGGTTTGAGAATGTGGCGTTTAGATGGCAACCACCGGCGATGCGTGAAGAAGCGCGTGTTCGTGGATTTGATTGAGGCGGGCGATGAAATTTAACGCTATCAGAAAAGCCTACGCTAAGAACATGCCTGATCTCAAAGATCAGTGGGCAGCAGACCCGCACTGTGTCGATCCGTATATTTTTGATTGGGCTTCAGTTTTTACGCCAATTGAAGAAGCGGTATGGGGTGAGATTCGGGCTGCAGGCATTACGATGTTCCAACAGCTTCCAGTGTTCAATTATTTTTTAGACTTCGCAAATCCGTTCATCAAGGTTGCGGTTGAGTGCGATGGAGCTAAGTGGCATGACTCAGAGAAGGACTACAAGCGAGATCAGAAGCTGATCGCAAATGGATGGACTGTGTACCGGATACCGGGGAGGATTTGCAATCGTGTTTTGTTGTCGCCGCCTGAACTGAAAGAGCTTGAGCTGTCGCCGGATGAGTTTGAGCAACGAGTCCACGAATGGATGACAACAACAGCGACTGGTGTTATTACTGCGATTAAGCGTAAACATTTTTAAAGGTGACTTTTGAGGTATGTATCAGAATTTCAGCACCAGTGTCTCGTCCGTGAAGTTATCCGAATGCGGATTGCGGACAGGGATAAAGCTCATGAGTTTTTGCGAATGTGGGAAAAGAACCATGATGATTATGAGCTCCGGGCTGTGGTTAAAGCTCAGTGGGATAAAGGCAACAGAGGACAAAAGGACGAGTGGAAATGAGTAAATTGGAGAGAACTTTATGATTCACTACCACGGATTGCCAATTACACCCGCTACTGCGGCGTTACGCGCAATAAGTGGTGGTCACGCATTTGTATCTTATCGTCACCCAGATCAGCTAACCCTTGCGCTTGATGCAGCTCAGAGTTTTGCGTTGGACAATGGTGCGTTCAGCGCGTGGAAGTCTGGAACGCCTGTGACTGATTGGAATCCGTTTTACGAATGGGTTGCTGAACTACATCGGTACCCGGCTTTTGATTTTGCTGTCATCCCAGATGTCATTGATGGCGATGAGGCAGACAACGATGCGCTGCTTGATGAATGGCCTTGGAAAAATGTTGCCCCTCACGTTGGCGCTCCGGTTTGGCATCTTCATGAAAGTCTTGAAAGATTAGAGCGTTTGGTTCTTAAATGGCCTCGCGTGTGTTTGGGCAGCTCTGGGGCTTTCGCGCAGATTGGAACGCCAGAATGGTGGACTCGGATGGCAGAGGCGATGAATGTTATTTGTGATCGTGCTGGCAGACCGGTTACGAAGATTCATGGATTAAGAATGCTGAATCCTGAGGTGTATACCCGTTTCCCCTTTTCTTCAGCCGATAGCACAAACATAGGCCAGAACATAGGGATAGATTCAGCATGGAAAGGCACATACACTCCCCCAACAAAAGAAGCGAGGGCGGCACTAATGAGGGAGAGGATCGAATCAAGTCAGTCCCCGATGTTTTGGAATAAGAAAATTGCGTTAATTCAAGAGTGTTTATTTTAGGGAGAATGAAATGAGTGAGATGAGCAACTTCCAGAAAAACTTTCTGGCAACTAGTGGACATGTACAAGTCTTTACACAGACCGAGTTCGACGAGGCGTTGACGGTAGCTAAAGCCGAGATCATGGCGATGGCTATCGAGACTACGAAGACCGCTATCCTGATCGAGCGTGAGGCCTGCGCGAAGCTGGCTGACGATGATGGTCAGACTGAGCTGGCGAAGAAGATACTGAACCGCCTACCATCACAGAGACAATGATCTGGATCGGCGTTGACCCCGGCCTACGATCAGGTGCCATTGGTGCCGTTGATCATGACGGGAACTTCATCGCTGCTTATGACATTGCTGCAGTGGATGACCGAATCGATGCGAGAGCCTTGAAGCAAATGATCTTAGACATGACGATACCGAGGGATGACTATGCAATCTGTCTGGAGCAGGTTTGGACGATGCCAAAGCAGGGGATCGCTAGTACGGGCCGGTTTATGCGTGCCTATGGTGCTATTGGTGCTGTGTGTGAATTACTCTGTGATCGCGTTTTCTACGTTACTCCGCAAGTTTGGAAGAAGGACATGAAGTTGACGTCAGACAAAGAGCAATCGCTTGCGGAGGCTCGACAGAGGTTCCCGCAGGCGGTGCTGAAGCTAAAGAAAGATCACGGTAAAGCGGAAGCATTATTAATCGCGGAATACGCGAGGAGGGCATGGGGATGATGTTTGATAACGACGATCAGTTGCGTTGTGCATTTGCAGCGTTTGCCTTACAGGGGATCATGAGCAACGTCGAGCCCGAGGCTTTAGAGAGTGAGCATCACATGAGATTCATCGCGGAGGCTTGCTTTGATATGGCAGACATGATGATGGGAGTTCGGAATGCAACTGCCAGACATTGAAATCTATCAGGCGTGGATGGCTGGAGCGTCGATAGGATCGTTAGCGAAGAAGTACAGAGTAGAGAAGCAGCACATAAGAAACATCCTAAACAAAGTTGCGAAAGGGAGAGAATGGACAGAGAGATTGACCCAAACAGAGCAGTAGATTTTATTCGGGATAACGGCAAGGTGTACGCCAAAGCCAAGGCCGATAGAATCTACATGGAAGAGTACCGCAAGAGTCTCAAGGCGATCCTGATGAAGCAATCGTTAGAGACTGCGGTGAATGCACAAGAGCGTGAGGCGTACAGCCATGCTGACTACATCAAGCTGCTAGATGGCTTGAGAGAAGCGGTAGAGACTGAAGAGCGCCTGCGTTGGGAGATGGTTGCAGCACAAGCAAGGGTCGAGGTCTGGCGCTCACAAGAGGCTAGTAACCGGGCGATGGATAAGATTACGATATGAACAACAAGCTGACCGCAGCAGAGCGTAAACATCTGGCTCGGGTCAAGAGCCTGCCCTGCTCGGTCTGCAATGCCCCGCCCCCCAGCTCAGCCCACCACATTAATCAGGGTCAGCAGTACACGACGGTAGCCCTGTGCTACGACTGCCACCAAGGCTCGATGATGGGCTGGCACGGGCAGAAGCGGGCGTGGGCTATCCGCAAGATGGATGAGCTGGATGCCCTTGATGTCACCATCCGCAGGCTCATAGAGGATGGCTATCAGCTTGAGGATTCCGATACAAAAGATTTCTAGAGATTGTTTAACAAAAGGTTTGACAAGGTAATCTGAATTTTGAGAGTATCTGTCTACGGTCACTTGATCGGATGCGAACGGAGCGAACCATGAAGAACGATCTCAACACCATCGACACACTAGGCACACTGCTGGCACAGATCGCTGATCTGGAGGCGCAGGCCACTGCAATCAAAGACGACCTCAAAGACGCAGCTACCGCACCCGGCGGCAGCAAAGTGTTCGAGGGTGATCTGTTCAAGGCTACTGTCGTCGAGTCAAACCGCAGCGTCATCGACTGGAAGCGTCTGGCTGCTGATCTGGGCATCACCGAAGAGCAGTTGGCTGGCTACACCAAGACTTCCGCAGTTTTCAGCGTCAAAGTTACTTCACGTTAATCAGGGGGAACGAGATGAAAATTACCGAATACGATCTTAATTGTTCTGCTGATAACCAGTATGCGTATGGTGGTGTCTTAGAAATACAAGACGATGGAAGTGACAATGTGCGAGTAATTATTCATCGTCCATATCGTACAAATAGTTGTCTCGGTTGGGGAGTAGCGAGTAATGAAATGCTCACTCGCGAAGAATCCAACATGATTATTGGTTCTTTAACAATTTGCAAGTAATCAACTAGCCGGGGGAAACCCCGGCATCTCAAGGGGGTAGTCATGGAATCAATTCGAATCAACGGTGCAGAGCGTCATCAAACCATTTGGGTAGACACGCAGGGCGAGGATGTTTGGGTCAACATGCACGTACCTAACGGCTCCTGCTACATGTGCATCACGCCTGTTGAGGCTCAGCGCATGATCAAGGCTTTGGAGACCGCTATCGCTAAGCTGGAGCGGTATGAAGACCGCGAGGAAGCCCGCCTTGACGCAATGTACGACGACCGCTACGGAGACGAGTAATGTACGAGGTCTGGGAAACCGACAACCCTTTACGCCTAGCCCAGTACCGCTTCATTGCGGTACCCAAGGGCGGGTGTGCTGAGGACGACTGCGGATATGGGGCAAC